GACCATTGCGCAGCGGCGTCTGGGCGTCACCCGTGAGGGAGGCATCCTTGAGATCGGACTTCTTGATACGCGCAGCCATCCACGACGGCACAAGGAGCCAACGGCCCGTCTCCGGGATGTTCTGCTCGTCGAGCGCCTGACCCATATCAACGATCTTGTCGATGACCGTGGTCTTAGAGATCGAAGTCGGCGCAGCCGTCGTACCGAGGGAGATGTTGCCCGAGATACGGCCAGCAGTCAGACCCTTGTTGGCAGCAGCAACACCGGCAGAGATCGTAGCCAGAACTGCCGTGTCGATGACGATCTTCAGCTGCTCGGACGCATCTTCCGCCCACTTGCTGAGCATCTTGATGTCCATCTGGGTTTCCATCACGTCGTCGAGGACGACGTTCCAGTAATAACCCTTATCGATGAGCAGCGAGACGATGTTGCTCGACGGGCGCTCAAGCGTCAGGGCCTGACCGTTGTCGTAGGTGCGGATCGTGATCGAGGGCTTGGTGCGGATATTGACCTTGTCGCCCTGATTTTTGATCTCGCCTTCGTAGTCGGTGTTCGAGATCGCGGACAGAACTGTCGCGTCGTAGAACTTTTCGACAAGCTTGGCGGACCAGATTTCAGGGATGAAAGTACCCGAATAGGCCGGGCTGGCGGCGGTGCCGACAGCGAGTGAACCAGCAATAGGATATGCCATTTTGTGTTCCTTCTAGGGGGTTTAGGCTTGCACCACCCGGTTCTGGGAAGCCGCTGCGATGATGGAGCGTTCGATCTGGTCTTTCTCAGCCTCACGGCCTTTGAAAAGTCCTTTGCGAACATCCACATAGAAACGGCCAATATCAGATCGGGTCCAAACTTCTGGTTCTTGTGGGGCGGCTGTGGCAGAGGCCGTGCGGCCCTGTCCGGGAGCGGCCATGCGCTCCATCGCAGTCTCCTGCTGCTTCCGCGTGTTTTGCGGTGCAGCGGGCTTGCGTCCATCGCCCTCAAATGCACGGAAGAACATCAGAGCGCGCTCGGCGTCTTTGTTCTTCACTGCATCCTCAAGAAGGTGTTTCCTCGCAACGCCTGTAAAGGGGTCCAGCTCTTCCAGCCAGTCGAGGAAGCCTTCGTCCGTATTAAGCTTACGCCATGCTTTATGCTCAGTGTCAAGCCGCTGCAGAAACTTTTCGTGGTGATTAACCTCAACAGACGAGTTCACCCCGACAAGATTGCGGGCAATGTCCTCGATGCGGGCCTCGATACGTCGAATTTCTGGGAGCACAGCCTGCAGGGCGCGGCGACCTATAAGGTCGAGCAGCTCCTCGCCATACTCATCCACCTCCTCTTGGTGGATCGGAACCTCGGCAGCGATGGATGCCGGGTCAAAGTCGTAGGTCTTGGGAGCCGCCGTCAGTTCGCGCATCTGATTTGTCATCAGGCCAAGCTGTTCGCGCATCTCGCCAAGGTCGCGCGTCAGACGCGGAACTTCCTTGTTGTATTTCCCCTGCAAGACTTTGTAGCGGGTTTCCCACGGACTGTCGTCATGGGCTTCAGGCTGCGATGCAAGTTGCGGCGCAAGCTGGGGTGCCGGGTCTTCGGTAGATACTGGCACGTCGGGGAGGGGCAATACGCCTTTGTCAGTTGGGTCAGGCTGCGGCTGCATCTGTGGCTGGAGTTCAGAGTGCAGCCGGTTGCCTTCTTCGACTTGCTTCAAGAGTTGTGCGGGGAGCGTCATACGACGTATTCCTTACTTTTGCCCAATGTTTCGCGGGCAGCTTCAATGCAGGAGACCATCTCCTGCGCACCCCTTGCACGCCCCTGCATCACTTGGATGGTTTCCGGGGGCGCGCTTAGGAGATCACGGGCGCATTCGTCCTTGTATTGATGCAAATGCTTCATGAAGGTCTCCCAAGCGGGGCCGTCATGCGCCTGCAGCATCAGTATGGCTTGCGCAAGAATTTTGTCTTTTCTCACTCGGAAGGCACTTCCGCGACGGGGGCCTCAACGACTTCGTCCGCCGGAGCTTCGCTAGGAACCTCCGCAACGATGGGCTGGAGATTAATTCCAAAGTTAACCGGCGCGACTTCACCCTCGGGGGTATAGTGCCCGACTGAGATTTCGCGTTCCATCTTGTGGCGCTGGCTTGACATTTACATTCCCTTCTTGCGCTTGGGGGCAGTGTTGATGGCGGGACCAAGGAACGGTGCGGCGGAGACGCCGATATTGCCCTTGGCATTCATGCGCGGCTGCGCAGGAGATTTTGGGACCGGGCCAACCTTGGCCATGCCCATCTTAGGGAGAGCGTCCGGGGCGGTATCGATCAGTCCGCCCTTCACGTAGCATTTCATGATGAGGCTCCGGGTTGCATGAGGTTGAGACGCGGACCCTGCAGCTGTTTAGGCTTAGGGGCATCGTTTCCGGTGGAGTGCTTAGGCGGCTCTGCGCCGGGATTAGGTGTTCCGGGGGGAGCACCGCCGGGTTTGCCCATCTGCCCTGCAGCCTGTGCCTGTGCGATAGCTTCCTGCTGCTTCTCTTTCTCAGCCAGCTCCCCGTCGTCCGGCACGATCTTGTCGCCATCCATACCCAGCGTCTCGGCCACTTCGCGCAGCACATTGGCGCGGCCACGCAGGCCCATGATCTGGAGATCGACCGGGTTGCCGGTAGCGGTGAGGAACTCAATACGGCGCTGACGCTCGGCTTCCTTCTGCAAGGCCATCGACACGCCACGCACGTTGACGTTCTCGTCGCCGCGCAAGAGGCCCGACTGATCGGTCAGCATGACCATGTCGTAGAGCATCATCAGGGCCGGGTCGATCACGTCGCGGTCTATATTGGCAGCGACGGTCTGCAGGATTTTATTAGCGTTGCCCATCAGCAGGGACAGGCCAGACGCCGTGCGGCCCGCGCCACCAAGCCTTTCAGTGCCAGTGATGTAGCGCGGCAGGGCGGAGATTTCGTCCGCGATATTGGTCATCTCCTTGAAGACGCCAAGCAGCTCCTGCGCATTCGACTTTGGCTGGAAGAAATCCACCGGCTTCTGGTTGCTGGCAGAACTGACGGTCGGATCAGAGACCACATGCCACCGCTTCCACGGATACAGCTCCTCGCCATCCGCACCGGGGGCCATACGCTCATCATTGATAATGACCTGCGGGCCGGAGGCGATGGAGAGGTTATTGACCAGTGCGCGCAGCGAAGCGTTCGCAACGTCCTGCACGTCCTCCAGAATATCGGGGAGGGCGTTGCCAACGACGGTGCCGGGCATCTTTTCGAAGGAAGTGACGAAATAGGGATGCCGTTTGCGTGGGTTTGGGTTGATCTGGACCTTGATCACTTCACGCCCGACAAGCCATGCCTGCACGGCATAGTCTCGGCTCGGGTCGCTGATCTGGTTGATATCGAGGCCATATTCGAGAAGGAGCGACCCCTGCACGTTGCCATGATATTCGAGGCTGTCGATCATGTTCGATGTATTCTGGTTCGGGTCTTCGCGGCTCTCGGCCAGCGCCTGATCGCTATCGGACGGAGCAATCCAATCCCGCAATCCGCCCCGGCCATGGTCAGTGAGCACCCGGACAATAGCTTCCTTGTCGTAACCCGGCAGGTCCATGACGGCGTTGAGGTCAGCACGAGTGAGGCGCACTCGCTCGATCATCTCAGCGTCAGCGATATTGGAGACGCCGGGCGACCACCAAAGATCGAAGGGCGAGATACGATCCCAGAACATTTTGGGGCGCATAGTGACGACAGGTTGGCCATTCTCCCAGTGCATATCGGAGACAACGCGGACAGTCGGACCCTTGACGCAGGCATAGGGGAACATGGGTAGATCGACGAGGAACGCAGCAATCGCGTCGTAGAAACCACCCTCGACCAGAATGTCATCGAGCGCATCTTCGGCACGCTTAGCAGCCTCGCGCGCCCGCTTCACGGAAGTGCGGAACGCAGCAGCTTTCAGGCTAGCGATGCGGTCCATGACGGTGTTCTCGTCAACGACCTGCCCAGCCTGCATCATCTTGGCAACTTCTGCCGTGACGAGCTGCTCAATATTGTCGTAGAGGTCGTAGGGTAGATCAGGCGCTGGGGTCGGGTCCAGCGTCCACGGTCGCTCGTTGGACAGGTAGACGTCCCGCAGCAGGGACGTCGCGCCCCGGCATTTGACGCCAATCAGGCGCGCGTAGACCTCAGACCCTTTGAACTGGCGAATTTGCTGGAGCTTTTGGGCATCATATTCGCCATTAAAGGCTTGCAGGCCTTTAACTAGCCGGGTATCCCAGCCGCGCGTTGAGCTGCGGTGGTTTCGAAACATCTCGAAACGACCTCGAATGTGCCCCGCAAGCCGTGAGGCGAACGGCGAGGTTGTCGCCTTGATGGCTGCTTGCTCCTGCAACTGTTCGTGCTGGGCAAGGACGGCGGGTGACATGACCTGCAGAACCATTCGTATGCTCCCGATGAATGGTGTATGTATAGACACAATTAACCAGACAGGGAAGTCCCATGGAAAATTTGCCCGCATTCCGAGAAAATAAAGTTGTAGCTATCGCGCGCGAGCTGGCGATGGACATCAATGAGATGGACGAAATCTTGGCGATGTACCACCTCACAGAGGAGGATTTTGAGAAGTTAAAGGTCGATCCAGACTTCCAAGCAGTCTTCGATGCCACCCTTTTGGAGTGGCAGGCGGCAACCAACACCGAGAAGCGGGTGAAGGTTAAAGCCGCATCCTCCATCGAAAACTCGCTGCTTAACCTGCACTCGGCAGCGAATGACAAGAACCAGCCGCTCAATCACAGGGTTCTCGCCATGCAGTTCATCGCCAAGCTAGCTGGGTTGGCCGAACCGGAGAGCAAGGGTGGTGCATCAGGGCCGGGCTTCTCGATCACCATCAATATGGGCGGCGGGCACACGAAGACCATCGAGGCAACAGCGATCAGCCAAATCGAGGCATGACCCCAATTAAACTGAGGTTAAACCCCGATTTGGCGCGATTTGCCGAGTTAAATTGGGGTCGCCCCCTAATTTGTCTGCCGATAAAAATCTGAGATGGGGCAGGCGAACCAGCCTAACCCGTCCAGACCGCAGACAAAGGAGACCGCATCCTGCGGCTCGCATTCTTCGCCCAAGGCATCAAAGTAGCTGGTGACTTCGACAAGTCTCCTGCCCGTCAGGGCAATATCTTGCTCAAAGTTCACCGCCTCGACGTGCAGGCCATCCTCTGCTACCAGCCATGTCATGTCCATGCCCCCACAGGAATAGTCGGTCTTGGTTTGAAGTTCCGCCGCGCCATGATACGGCCCGGAAGGTCAGTAGCCACCGCTAGACAGCCGTACTGAAAAGCGTCCGCGATATGTGATGCTCCATTTTTGTCTGGGCTAGGCTGCAGGTCGCCACGGGAGTTACGCCGGAAACGATAGTCGAAGCGCAGTGCCCGCACCAGACTGTTGCAACGGCTATCGATGAGAATTGCTGGCCCCAACCCGCGCGACTGGAGAAATAATGTCTCGCACGCGCGAAGCCGCGCACCAACTTCGTTGGTCGAAGCCGGGTAAGCCCGGAAACCCGCAGCCTTCAACACATCGAAGCAGCTCATCTCATTGACTTGGCTCTTAGCCGTGCCCGCAGGGTCTCCGATGACGTAGAACTCCCTGCCCAGATATTTTTCATTCAGCAGCATGGGCTGGAGCAAAGTCTTAGCAAACTGCTCCAACCCCATGTCCTCAGAACTGATTTCATCAAGGACATGCAGCCGCCCCTCCGGGGTAAGCTGCATGAGGAGCGCGGTGGGTGTGCGCCCAAAGTCCATAGCAATCATCACCGGACGGAACGGATTGACCGGCAGCGGCTTCTCAGTGACATGGCGCTCAATGTTGAATGACGCGCGGAACACTGCCTGCCCTCCGACATCAATGCCGAAGTCGTTTTCGATGTAGACCTTGCACCATTCCTCAGACTGACCCTCGGCCAGACGCTGGTAGTAATTTGGTGGCAAGTTCTCGACGTTCTCCGCATCCGGCGATAGCCCAGATGGCTGGCGAAAGAACTCATACTCAGTCGGCTTCTCCAGCACGAGAAAACGGTGCCACTCCGAACCCTCGTTGAACGAGTTGGTCTCACCAATGACGCCGAACCATGTTGGCCCACCGTTTGGGTGGTCGGGTGTTGGCGGCACGGCAATCTTGGAGGGATAGCGCCCCAGTCGCCCAGTGATAGGAGCGAGCAGACGAAAGTCTATCTCGCGAAACTCAGACAACCACGCGCCCGTCAGCTGCGTCGAGAGCAGACGGCGCTGATCGTCAGGCGTATCCAGCGGCATGAGCATGAGGTCGGCGTGTACGTCGCCCGCACGAATTTGGATCGTACTGTCGGTCGTATAAAACCGACAGACGGGGGACAAAATTGTCTGCACGTCAGGAAGCACCGTCTGGCGGAGCTGCTGCAGGGTGTTTCGGACAATGGCCCAGCGCGTGCGCCTGATCCCATCTGGCCCCGGATACTGCTCCGAGGCGCGGCGGATGATCTCCATAATAATGCCGGTCGTCTTCCCGGAACCCACAGGCCCAGAAATGAAACGCCCGAATTGATCACTCTTCATAAACTGCGAGATGGTAGACGGCGCATTATATATGAAGCTGCTCACGTTAACACTTCCATGCGCGCAACGACTTGTTGATCCGCGAGTTGGGGTCGTTGGCGGTCTTCTCGCTGGTGAGCTTCTTCTTCATGCCCTCCATGCGAGCACAAAAGCTATCCCGGCGAGGGCCACCTTCGGGCTGGGGAGCCTTCAAGCCGGGCTTGCCGGGATTTGCTTTGTTGTAGGAGGCGCGACCTTTGGCGTTCAACCCGCCGCTGGGAGACTTACCTTCACTGCGGGTCCACGCCGGGGTCTTCGCCATCAGCAGGACTTCCCGCCCTTGACCTTGCCGCCCTTCATGTAGCCCATGCCCATGTCAGGCTTCTTGGCCATGCCCTTCTTGGCCATGCCCTTCATGTCCTTCATGTCC